TGAAGCGCTACGTGAAGAGTTGCCTAATAGCAAGTGGCAAGCCCAGTATCAGCAAAACCCAATAGGTAACGAGAGTGCAATTATCAAACGAGATTGGTGGAAGTGGTGGGAAAAAGACGACCCTCCTGTCTGTGACTATATCCTCCAGTCATGGGATACAGCCTTTGAAAAGAACAACCGTGCTGACTATTCCGCAGGGACAACTTGGGGCATCTTCAACTGTGAGGAAGATAACTTTGCGCCGAATATTATCCTCCTCAACACATATAAGAAACGTGTTGAGTTCCCCGAGTTAAAGAGAGATGTCTTACGAGAATACAACGAGTATGAGCCTGACTCGTTGATCGTGGAGAAGAAGGCGTCTGGTGCTCCGTTAATTTACGACCTCCGGGCGATGGGTATTCCAGTTCAGGAATATACGCCGGGTAAGGGGCAAGACAAAATTGCCCGCTTGAACTCTGTTAGCGATATCATCGCCAGTGGGAAAGTGTGGGTTCCGCAAACCCGCTGGGCAGAAGAGTTAGTAGACGAGATTGCGGCGTTCCCATCTGGGGAACACGATGACTTGGTTGACGCAACAACATTAGCGTTAATGCGCTTTCGTCAGGGCGGGTTTCTACGCTTACCAAGCGATGAGCCCGAAGAGATTCAATGGTTTAAAAACCACCGCCGTGAGCGGTTCTATACAGTTTAAGGATAAATTATGGCAACGAGTTCTATGGACAAAGGTTTGTACGCAGCCCCTCTTGGTATTGAAGAAGACATGGGCATGGCCCCCCCACTAGAGATTGAGATTGAAGATCCAGAGAGCGTGCGTATTGCAATGGGTGATATTGAGATTGAACTAGAGCCCGGAAGTAATAACGAAGGCGATGAAAATTTTGATGCCAACCTTGCTGACTTTATGGATGACAGTGCGCTTGATTCTCTTGGTGGTGAGTTGATTGCTGACTTTGACAAAGATATTAACGATCGCAAAGATTGGATCAGAACTTACGTTGAAGGTTTAAAGTTATTGGGTCTTAAGTACGAGGAAAGAACGGAGCCGTGGGCAGGCGCTTGCGGTGTGTTTCATCCAATGCTTACGGAATCCGTAGTTAGGTTTCAGAGCGAAGGCATCATGGAAACGTTCCCCGCCGCTGGCCCCGTGAAGACGCAAATCTTAGGGAAAGATACTCCCGATAAAGAAGAAGCATCTGCCCGCGTGCGCGAGGACATGAACTATCAATTAACGGAAGTGATGGTTGAGTATCGCCCGGAGCACGAGAAGTTATTGTGGAACTTACCCCTTGCTGGTTCTGCGTTTAAGAAGGTCTATTACGACCCAAGCATTGGGCGTCAGATTGCTATGTTTATTCCCGCAGAAGACATTGTTGTGCCATATGGCGCGTCTAATTTAGAAAGTTCAGAACGTGTAACTCATGTAATGCGCAAGACCGAGAATGAAGTTACTAAATTGCAAGAGGCTGGGTTTTACAGTGACGTGGAATTAGGCGAGCCATCAAATGAGCTTGATGATATTGAGAAACAAAAAGCGGAAGAAATGGGCATGTCAGCGGTGCAAGACGATCGCTATCGCATACTTGAGATGCACGTTGATCTAGATTTAAAAGGCTACGAACATGAGGATAAAGACGGCGAGAAGACGGGCATAGCACTGCCGTATGTTGTGACTGTTGAAAAAGCAACAGCTAAGATCCTTGCAATACGTCGTAATTGGTACGAGGGTGATGAGTTGCACATGAAGCGCCAGCACTTTGTACATTACCAATATATACCGGGGTTTGGATTCTATGGATATGGTCTTATTCACCTTATCGGCGGATATGCAAAGAGCGCGACCATGCTCATCCGGCAACTCGTTGATGCAGGTACGCTATCTAACTTACCCGGCGGCCTCAAGTCACGAGGACTCAGGGTCAAAGGTGACGACACGCCGATTGCACCGGGAGAGTTTCGTGATGTTGACGTACCAAGCGGATCCATCAGGGACAACATCTTGCCTCTGCCTTACAAGGAGCCCAGTCAGGTTCTCTTCGCCTTGTTCCAGAACATTGTGCAAGAGGGTAGGCAGTTCGCTTCCGCAGGAGATATGAAAGTCAGTGATATGAGTGCGCAAGCACCTGTTGGGACGACGTTAGCCATATTAGAAAGAACCCTCAAGGTGATGGGTGCTGTACAGGCGCGTATGCACTATTCGATGCGTCAAGAATTCCGTCTGTTAAAAGCAATTATTGCTGATTACACGCCAGAAGAGTATGACTACGAGCCGGTTGAAGGTTCGCGTCGTGCTAAGAAGTCTGACTACGACATGGTTGCTGTAATTCCTGTGAGCGATCCAAACGCTGCAACGATGGCGCAGAAGATTGTGCAGTATCAAGCTGCATTACAGTTGGCACAAACTGCTCCGCAGTTATATAACTTACCACTCTTGCATCGCCAGATGATTGAGGTGCTAGGCATTAAGAATGCAGCTAAGTTAGTGCCAATTGAAGATGATGCTAAAGCTACAGACCCAGTACAGGAGAATCAAAACGTTCTTACTGGCAAACCTGCAAAAGCGTTTATTGAGCAAGATCACCAAGCTCATATTGCAGTACACACAAGTATGCTTCAGAACCCCAAGATCATGGGTTTAATTGGGCAGACCCCTCAAGGTCAGGCACTTGTAGCTGCAATGATGGCCCACATCAACGAGCACTTAGCGTTTGCGTACCGCAAAGAAGTAGAGCAGACAGTCGGGCTCTTGTTACCCACAGAAGAGCAAGGAAAAAACATGGCCCCAGAGGTGGCTGCACAAGTTGCGCAATTAGCTGCACAAGCATCAACTCGTATGACCCAACAAGCCCAATCACAGGCCGCACAACAGCAGGCTCAGCAGCAAGCGCAAGACCCACTTGTTCAAATGCAACAGCAAGAGTTGCAAATCAAGATGCAAGAGTTGCAGCTTAAAGCGCAGAAGCAACAAATTGACGCAGCGGCAAAAGCTGACCAGCTTCGCATTGAGGAGTCACGCATTGCGGCGCAAAAAGAAATTGCGGCTATGCAGGTGGGCGCAACCGCTGCCGCTGCTAAAGACAAACTTCAGAAGCACCAACTTCTTGAAGGCACTCGAATTGGCGCTGATATCGCCAAGCACAAGGCTCAGATGGCCATCCAAATGGCGGGTCAAAGAGCAAATCAAAAACCTAAAAGGGAGAAAGATTGAACGACTACAAGCTATTAGCGCATGTTGCTAAAGAGATTGAGAAGTTAAAAGAGGAGCAAGCTTTCCATGTTGCAAGTGGCAGGGCCGCTGACATTGAAGAGTATCGAAGTATCTGTGGGGTAATCCGAGGTCTTAACCTAGCAGAAAACGTAATTAATGACCTTGTGCAAAAACTGGAGAAATCTGATGACTGAATTTGACGTCGCTGCCGTAGACCTGTCTGGCATTCTTAATAAAACCGCCGAAGACAAAGCTAAGCAGTTGCCTGACCCCAAAACTTTTCACCTACTTTGTGTAGTGCCGGAAGCAATGGAGGAGTTTGCTGATAGTGAAGTTGGCCTGATTAAATCAAGCCAAGTAATGCACTATGAGGAAGTACTTACTCCTGTTCTATTTGTCGTCAAGCTTGGGCCTGACTGCTATAAAGATACCACTCGTTTCCCTAGCGGGCCGAGTTGCAAGGAAGGTGATTTCATCATCGTCCGCCCCAATTCAGGCACTCGCCTGAAAATTCATGGCCGTGAATTCCGCATCCTCAATGATGATTCGGTTGAAGCAGTCGTAGAAGACCCCCGTGGAATTACACGTGCATCATAAGGAGTTAACACATGGCACAAACTGAGTTTAAAGACGACTTCAAGTTTCCTCATGAAGATGAAGAAGCTAAGGGTAAACCCGAAGCAGAAGACGATGGCGGATTTGAGGTAGAGATTGAAAATGACACGCCTCGTAGAGATCGTGGCCGCAAGCCCGACGAAACACCACCTGAAGACCCGACGGAAGATGAACTATCCGAATACGACGAGAAAGTTCAAGCCCGCATTAAGAAATTTACACGTGGCTACCATGATGAACGTCGCGCAAAAGAAGAAGCACTGCGCGAGCGCGAGGCGGCTGAAAGAATGACTAAGCAGTTGTGGGATCAAAACCGCAAGTTGCAGGAACAAGTTTCGCTTGGGTCAAGAGCGTATATTGAGCAGTCAAAGAGTTCCGCTGAAATGGAATTTGAAAACGCTAAGAAGAAGTACAAAGAGGCTTATGAGTCTGGAGATTCCGATGCTGTGGTCGATGCACAGGCAGAAGTTTCGCGGGCAACACTGAATTTAGATAAAGTTCAGAACATGAGGCCTTTACAAGTCGAAGAAAATAATGTACAAATACAACAACGTAGTACAAATCAGCCTAATGTGTCACAACGAGATGAAAGTTGGATGCAGAAAAACACTTGGTTTGGTACCGATCCTGAAATGACAGCATCCGCCCTCGGGTTGCATCAAAAGCTGGCTAAGGAACACGGTGCAAACTTTGTGGGGTCTGATGACTACTACAAACGAGTAGACGCTACAATGCGTCGACGATTTCCTGAGTACTATGACGG